GTTGGCGAACATCCTAAGAAAAATATACTTATTCCAATACCAAACAAATTGGTTAAATAACTCATGATGATTTTAGATCGTAGATTTTACATAGAATTGGAGATAGGAATTAACTAGCTAATTCTGCTTTAGTTAATTGATTTTTAAACTCTCTTATTGTTGATTTGCCTGTTGGTGAAATCACATAAATTTTTTCTCCTTTTTCTCCCCATGACGTATTGATATATTCATGTTTTTTGAGGACGTGTAATCTTTTATAGATTGCCAGTCTTGATGGGACTTTGCGAATTTCGGCAATCTGTATTTTCTCAACAATGTTAGACAAGGACAACTTATTCTCAGACGACATTATTGCCAGTATAAACACATCTACTATACTCATGTCTTTTCAAAACTCGTTACTTAGATTTTAGGGAACAAGTTTCCTTAAGGCAATGGGTTCCCAAAAAGATAAGTGTAATTGCCATTGTTTATCCTATGGCAGAGATTTACATTAAATTTATTGAACTTATTGATTTGTGCAAAAAAATGATTGAGTTGATTTTATTGACTTCGATCGCAACTACGCCTTTACCTCTGCCGAATTCAGTGATTACCCCTGTTTCGACCCTGGTGACTGCTTCTTCACCCAAGCCCACTTTTACTCCTGCTCCTGTGGTTACTCCGACCCCATCACCAGCACCACCGCAGGCACAACAGCAGGAACCGCCTAAGGAAAGCTGGGCCGAGAAAATGTGGAAACGTTACACGCAAAACAAAGGAGGGCATTAACATGGCAGGTTCTGATTTGGAAAGCCGCCAGTTGATTACTGACCTGCTTAAATTTGCTAACGCTGGCAGTAATTCCCTAACAAAAGCTGCGGGGATGAAAACCACCTTAATCGCTGGTTATCCTGTTATGGCTTGTTGGGCTATGTGGATCGGCGCTGAGACTAACGAGAAAGGGGTTACTAAAGCGACTATATGTTTGCCTTATTTGCAAAATTCTATGGTTGCGATGACTAAATCCTCAGGTGTTAGCAGCCTTGAGACTCCTCTCGATATGGTCGCAAGTGAAATTATCAATCCTTACAACTGTAAACTTGGTGTTACTTCTGGGCTTGACCTTAACAGGCTTATTAACGGTAAATCTTATTACTTCCTAATTGCAATTAAGCCAGCAGGATTTAATCAGAGTGGAAATGTAACTAGTTACTGGGATGGTGCGATTAAGGCTTTTGGTGAGAAAGCTAGCATTTTTAAGGACTATTTCGACCTTCTTACAGCTACCGCTGCTCAGTGGGCTGCTCATCAGAAATCTTTAGAATCTGCTGCATCATTTCATGACATTAGTGATGATTATCAAGAATTGGCTGTTTCTGCTGACGGTGGAAGCGCCCACTGATGAATACCTGATTAATCTCATCGTTGCGTTTATTTGGGAAGATTTGTTCATTCTCTTAGTTCAGTTTTTCTGCCTCGGACTAATTTTGAGAATCGTTAAGCTTTTTATTGATTGAGGTGTGATGAATGGATTTAATAGTAGTCATTCTCGCTGTCTGGCCTCATTTTCTGGTTCTGAGTGTGGTGATATTTGGCTTTTGGGCGATTCTGTCCGCTTTCTAGTTTCTGCCGATCGCATTACAGGCGAGCAAGCAGTTGCAAGAATGAAAACTATCCTCGGAAGTCCTCAAGCCTTTGCTGACAATATGAAAGCTAGCACTCAGGATTTTATTGCTGACCACTTCGGCGCGATGGCAATAGCTTGTGCTTTTGGCATAGCTATTAGGATGAGAGGTTAATTAAATGTCTGTTTTTGTTTCTATTATCCTCTCTACTTCTTTATTGCTTTCAACTAGCAGCATTGATCAAAGCGCTGCGGCAGCAATGAAATTTGTGGAGACCGATGTTAAAACAGTTGTCGATTTTTCGATGGATTGGGCAATGCAGGCGGGTTTGGCCTGCACTTCTACACTTGCATTTATTGTTATCGCTAAGCGATTTCTTGATTAATGATTAATTCTTCTTTTTTGGCAGTAATTTTTACGGCAAGATACCGTTCGCAGGGTGCGGTATTGATGTTAAATCCCTGTTAATTGCTTGTCGATATTCATTAGTCATTCTTTTCAAAAAAAATGCTCAAACTTTTAGAACGCCCCAAACCAAATGCTGTTGCCGAACTTGATGAGCTTGAAAATTCAGCACCCGCAGTTGATGATCGACAATTTCGCACTATCACTGATGATGACGTTAAGCGACTTAATGAGCTTTTTTACCGCCAACAGTGTGCTCTTTCCCGCACTGCTGTTTCTGGTGCCGCCTTAGGTGTTGGTGGCGTCATTCTTTCTGCTGGTGGTAGTTTTGCTCAGACTGGTGGTGGCGGTACTGGTGGTGCTGGTGGTAATGCCGCTGATGCTGCTGCTGCATCTATTGCTGCTGGCGTCAAAAACGCAGTAGACATGATTAAGTCCGTGGACGGCATCGCTCTTGCGTGTTTTGGGGTGGCTCTTGCCCCAATGGGTTTTATGCTTGTGCTCAGGATTTTGAATATGGTTTTGAACCGTGTCTGATTTTTGAGCCTAATTAATTGAGGCGATTGGTTCTTTTTTGGCGCCGATCGCCTCTTAAATAGGAGATTAGAAATGCCCGTAACTGCTATATATGGTTTGCCTGGTCGTGGCAAAAGTTTATCAATGCTCCAACGCGGTTTAAAACTTGCTGAAAAGTATCGATTAAGACTTGTTACTAATTTTCAGCTTGACCCCGTGCAATTAGCATATTATTGCAAAATAAATAATTTTAAATGGTTACTTGAAAATATGCCAAAGGGTATATTTTACTACGTTTCAAGTAACAAAAATTTCGCTCAATTCCTTCAAATTCAGGATGCTGTTATTTTGCTTGATGAGATGGGCTTATATGCTCCTTCTTGTCAAAGCTGGACTTTACCCGCAGAAGCGCATAATGCTGTTGCCAACAACAGAAAGAGATTGCAGCACATTATATACGCTGCACAGTACCCCACACAGGTACACTCCTCTATTCATAAAATCTGCTCTGAGGTTTTGTATGCAGAAGGCGTTGCCGTTTGGTCCGATAAGCTTCGCAACGATCGGCTTTTATTTAAAGATGTTCACTTGTTTAAGCCTCCTGAATTTGAGGTTTGGTATGGTAACCCTAGGCTGCGTAAAAATCCTATTAAGTCTATGGTATTGGCGGAAAAACACTGGAAGGGAGTTATAAGCGCTGATGATGCTCAGACTTTCCGCGTTTATGATAGTTTTGGTTTGCTAGAAAAACAGGACGGAAAAGTTATTGCAGACCAATCTTTCGGTTATCAACCGTTTGTTATTTATCCTGATTCTAATAAAGAATTATCGATCGATCAGATAGCTGCCGAGGGCTACTCTTTTGAGGAATTAGACCAGAAGCTTGATGAATTTTATCAATCTGACCGCAAGAAACGCAAAGCAATCTATGAAGCAAGTAGTAATAACCCTTTTACTGCTTGGAAGATTGTCGGCAAGGTGCCTATCGATGGTATACACCCCTTTCAACCAGCTTTAATTAATCTCTGGCAGTGGATGCCATCTGATACCTATAAAGGCATGGTTAAACTAGATATGGCAATAACTAAAGAGTGTTTAACTTGGTCTAAATTTGATGATGAAATGAAGAAATCTTATAAAATGATGTTTCGGCTTGTGATGAGTTTTATTCTCTGTATTTTTAGCTTGGTTTTGAGTGGTTTTTTACCTAGACATCCTTTGATATTTTTTGGCTCTTACTTCCTAGCATTTTATTTGCCGACACATATTTTTAAATAATATGGATGCTGAAATCTTGCCTCGTAATATAAAGATAGATTGGTTACGTTTCCAGGTCGTAACTTATGACAGTTTATTTTTCAGCAAAATTCGACATATTCTCGGTTTACCTTTTGAGAAAAAGCAAGCATCTTTACAGGATGTTCGCGAGACTAATGTTATGGCATTACATAAAGTTTGGCATGAGGTTTGGGATTTTCAAGGTAGCTTGTTGGGCATTAAATATCCTCCGACGGGAACTGATGAACCTTTTAAGTATTTCGTCGATTTGAACGGTTCTACTATAGACGCTCTAAATTTTAGTAAAATTTCTAGCCTTTTATATTTCTCTCAGCTAGATACAACTTTTATTGCAAACCGTATTGATATTGCTTTAGATTTTCCTATTCAAAGCCCCCGTTTGTTTTCTCATAATTGGGAATCTTTTATTGAGGACGGCTTACTCTACGGTTATAGGACAATCAAGCGTATAAGTAATTTGGGTCGTAATGCTGGTAATATTGTTTATCTTGGTTCGCGCGAGTCTACTCGATTTGTCCGCATTTATGATAAGTGCATTAATGATATCGAGTACGATCGTCTAGAAATTGAATTTAAGAGGGAAAGAGCCTTTGGGATTATGCAGCGACTGGCTCAAATTTCTGTTGATGAGTTTCCAAAATTTCTTAATGGAGTTGTTTGTGACCAGATTTCATTTGTTCGACAGCATAAAAATGTAGAGTTTTTTAAAAAGTATCGTTATGGGGTTGTTAATGTTCCCGTTCCTACTTTGCATTTGGATATAGAAAAATCAATCAGATTTTTTGAGAAACACGCTCCTACTTTTGCTATGCTTCAGGAATTCATGGGCGCTGATGAGTTTGATAAATTTGTCAGGATTAATTTGGCTGCTGGAAAACTTAGAATGAATTCTAGACACCGTACAATTTTGTCAAATGCTAAGTTCTTCGGCGTCGGTCTGGCGATTTTTTTGATGATTGTTGGTCAAGCTCCGGTGATTGCAAGTGGTTTGAGTTGTCCTGCTCCGGTTCCTCTTAGTTTTGAACTAAAGCAGAAATTCCCGATCGACATCGTAAACCCCACGCCATCTGAGCAAGCTTACCTTAACAATATCGGTGATGGCTGCTTCCAAATTAATAGCGGTCTGAACTTTGACAAGATATGTTTACCCGGCATGATTGTCAATGCTCTGCGCCCTTTTATAATTATGGGCTTGGGGCTTAGATTTATTTTTAGTGATTAATTATGTTTTTTCTCTCGTTTTTGATTGCTACTTCAACTCCTGCGCCACCCCCGATGTATACGTGGTGCGTAATTCAAATGATACAGATTGATACTAAGGAGATAATTGTGGCTGCTTATGGCATGGGTAATGTCCCCAGCGGAACCGATCTAAATTCTCTTTGCCAAGCTTTCTATACTAGAGATATTCGTGCAGAGAATAAACCTCTGGAACTTGTAACATTAAGTGGCACCCAAAATCAGACTAATCCAGATGCGTTTTACCTTGCAAACACATCTAGGCGTGCTTTAACTCAGGCAGAACTTGAGCAATATTACTGCCTCTTCAATAAAGATGCTGGTTCTGCTTTATCCAATAAAGTGCTTGATTTGATGCCCAGTAGCCCTGATTCTATAAGAATCCCGCCACAAATTATTGCTGCCATTGACTCTGTGAATTCCCCAATTCTCCGGTATGCTGCCGTCGTTATGTACAATACTGGGATTCCGATTATGGTTATTGCTGGTTTAATCAAAGCCTGGAAATTAGTTAAAAAATAA